TGGCACAAGTGCTGAGTCACAAGAACTTGTTCGTACTCAACAATATGCAGCAAGTCAGCAAAATGACTTAATGCAAACACTTATTAATAAAGTAGATCAGTTAATTGATGCAACTAAAACTGTTGCAACATATACAGAACGCACTGCTGCACGTGTCGCATAATTAATAAAACAGCACATATATCACTAAATATTTTAATAGGGAACTCTCATGGGTTGGAAAAAACATTGGCGTATCGTTAGTGATGGGGCTTATAGTCCAGTTAACGGCAGCGTAACAGATTACAGCAGCTACAATTATCTTGGTTCACAAGCAAATGCTGCATATCGTAACTATCAAAGTATGTTGCCAGATGTTTATAGTGGTCACCCTAACCGTATTGACCGTTATACTCAATACGAGAATATGGATTTAGATAGTGAAGCCAACAGTGCACTTGATATTTTGAGTGAATTTTGCACACAAATTAATGATGAAACTAAAACTGCTTTTACGATTCATTTCCATGAAGAAGCCACTAACAATGAAATGATGATTTTAAAAGAACAGCTTGTTTCTTGGTATAAACTACAAGATTTTGAGCAACGTATCTTTAAAATGTTCCGAAACACATTAAAATATGGTGACCAAGTATTTGTTCGTGATCCAGAAACATACAAGTGGTTTTGGACTGAAATGAATCGTGTTAGCAAGATTATTGTTAATGAATCCAAAGGTAAAGAACCAGAAATTTATTATATTCGTGACCTTAATCCTAATTTGCAGAACAGCACAATTACACGTCCACCAGGTCCAAATGACAGTTATGCTTTTGCGCCTTATATGGGTGGTAGCAGAACTTATACTGCTGGTGGTGAATTATTTTCTCCAAATACACGTTTTGGTGCTGGTAATAATGAGTTCCCTGTAGCAGCAGAACATATCGTTCACTTAAGTTTAACAGAAGGGTTAGATGTCAACTGGCCGTTTGGTGTAAGTCTTTTTGAAGCAATCTTTAAGGTATTCAAGCAAAAAGAATTACTTGAAGATGCTATTCTAATTTATCGTATTAGTCGTGCACCAGAACGCCGTATGTTTAAGATTGATGTTGGTAATATGCCAGCGCATCTTGCTATGCAATTTGTTGAGCGTGTTAAGAACGAAATTAACCAACGCCGTATTCCAACACAAAGCGGTGGCGGTCAAAATTTAATGGATGCTTCATATAATCCAATGAGTATGAACGAAGATTTCTTCTTTCCACAAACTGCTGAAGGTCGTGGTTCATCTGTAGAAGTTTTACCGGGTGGTCAAAATCTTGGTGAAATTGATGATTTGCGTTACTTCCAAAATAAAATGTATCGTAGCTTGCGTATTCCAAGCAGCTACCTACCAACTGGACCAGAAGATAGTGATCGTGCATTTACAGATGGTAAAGTAACTACCGCATTAATTCAAGAATATCGTTTTAATGAATATTGCAAGCGATTGCAACGTTATATCAGTCCTAAATTTGACACAGAGTTTAAGTTGTATCTTAAACATAAAGGTTTTAATCTAGATAATGGCTTGTTTGAATTGCGCTTTACTGAACCGCAAAACTTTGCTGCATATCGTGAATTAGAATTAAATCAAAGTCGTATCAGTGCCTTTACACAATTACAACAAACTGATTTCTTGGCAAAACGTTTTATGTTAAAGAAATATCTTGGTTTGAGTGAAATGGAAATGGCTGAAAATGAAAAGATGTGGCATGAAGAGCGTGGCACAGAAGAACCGACTAGTAGGCTGCAAGGTGTAGATTTGCGCAGTGTTGGTGTTACACCAGGCGCTATTGGCACCGATTTAGAAACAATAAGTGATATTCAAGCAGCACAAGGTGGACCTGGTATTGGTGGTCCTGGTATACCACCAGCCGTGCCTGGTGGAGAAGTTGGTGCTGGTGGAGCACCAAGTCCAACTGGTGGAGCAGGTGGTGGTCAAGGTGGTGCTACAGCGGGTGCGGCATTAGGTGGCGCATAAACCTAAATAAAAAGTGGAGCCACTATGTTTTTAAGTGAAATGTTTAATGCAAATAACGGAGCTTATCAAGACCTTTCTCAGGATAACACTGTAGAAAAGTTGCATGATTTGCGTAAAACAAGACTTACACTGGCTCAAATAAATCAATTACGCAAGATGAATGATCAACGAACCGTCGAATACGTTGAACAAATGAAATTAGTTCGCACAATGTATGCGCCACCCCCAAGTGGTGGACCTGGTTTGTAATTTCACAAATATTTCAAAAATCGTAAAAATTAGCCTATTTGAGGCACTATTTAAATCCATAGTTTAAATAAAAACACAGGATATTATTCCACAGGAGTTTTTTATATGCGTAGTCAGTACGAACAACTTATTGAATATATTATTAATGACCAACATGACGAGGCTAAGGAACTTTTCCATAACCTCGTTGTAGCAAAGAGCCGTGACATCTACAACCAAATCGTTGCAGAAGAAATGGACGAAGAAATCGAAGAAACCGAAGACATGGAAGAAAACTATGACCATGACATGGATGAAGCTGGCGATGATATGAGCATGGACCAGACTGATGACATGATGCATGACATTGAAGCTGACCATGATGGTATGGATCACGAAGATGGTCATGATATGGATATGGACCATGACGACATGGACATGGGTGACCACGAAGGTGGTGAAGACATGGAATATCGTGTAATGGACCTTGAAGATGCTCTTGACGACCTTAAGGCTGAATTTGAAAAGCTAATGGCGCAAGAAAAAGAAGAACCAGAGCATCAAGATCATGCTGAAGAAGGCGTAGTTCGTGAATACGTTGAAAAGGTTTCAGCATCAAGCAACAGCGAAGGTCAACCAGTTGGCGCAACTAATTCATATCCAAGCAGCACCAATACAAAAGGTATTGTAGCTAGCAAAAATGATATGGGTGGTACTGCAAAGAATCTTGCACAAGGTCAACACAACGAAGACCCAAATGGCAAGGCTTACAAAGGTCCAAGCAATGAATATAGCAAGGGCGAAGGTAAACTTCCACACGCTGAAAAGTTTTTAAATGCACCAGGCGGTGACGCTGGTAAGAAAGGTTTCTCAAATGCTAAGAAGCCACAAAGTGCAGAAGGCAAGTTTGCAACTGGCGGTGGCCCGAACGTAAACAAGAAGAATAACCTTCCAAAGTAAGGAATTGTAATGAATAATTTGCTTATTGAAAATCTTAGCTACGATCAAGCAAAAATGGAAATGACCCATGAAGGTGAAGGCAAAAACCTTTACCTTAAGGGTATTTGCATCCAAGGTGGTGTGAAGAACGCTAATCAACGTGTTTATCCTATCACTGAAATCAATCGTGCTATTGAAACACTTAATAAGCAAATTAAGACAGGTTATAGTGTGTTGGGTGAAGTAGATCACCCAACTAACCTACGCATCAATCTTGACCGTGTTAGTCATATGATTACAGAAATGTGGTTAGATGGACCAAACGGTTATGGTAAGATGAAGATTTTGCCTACACCAATGGGCAATTTAGTTCGCACCATGTTAGAAAGTGGTGTAAAACTAGGAGTAAGCAGTCGTGGATCAGGTAATGTTAATGAACATGACGGCGCAGTAAGCGATTTTGATATCGTTACTGTTGATATAGTAGCACAACCAAGTGCACCTAATGCCTACCCAACAGCAGTCTATGAAGGACTCATGAATATGAAAGGTGGGCATCGTATACTTGAAATGGCTAAAGATTTAAATCAAGATCAACGAGTTCAGAAATACTTGCAAGCAGAAGTTGCTAAGTTTATTGCTGAATTAAAGATATAAGTTCAGGAGAAATTAATGTTCGAAGCTCTAAAACCATTACTAGAAAGCGGACTTCTGAACGAAGATACACGTAAGACACTAGAAGAAGCATGGAATGCAAAGCTAGAAGAAGCACGTGGTCAAATTCGTGATGAAATTCGTGAAGAAATGGCTAGTCGTTATCAACACGACCGTGCTAATATGGTTGAGGCACTGGACAAGATGGTTAACGAATCACTCACAGCCGAACTCACAAAGATTAAGGCTGAACGTGAAATGGTAAGCGAAGACCGTGTAAAGTTCACACAGCAAATGATGCAAAAAGCTAAGAATTTTGATTCTTATCTTAGTGAATCACTTGCAAGTGAAGTTGCAGAACTTCGCAGTGATCGTGCTAATATGCAAAAAACAATTTCAAAGTTGGAAGCATTTGTTGCTGAAAACCTACAAGCTGAAATTGCAGAATTTGCAGCAGACAAGGCTGACCTTGCAGCAACTAAGGTAGCAGTAGTTACCGAAGGTCGCAAGAAGCTAG